TCAGCGCGGGTGCCCACCACCGCCGCCTCGGGGAACTGCGGGAGCGCAGTCGGGCCGAACTCCCGCAGTGCCGCCTCGTGCCGCACGATCAGCGGCAACCTGCCCCGCCCATGACCATCCGGCCACGACTTGACCGACTTGATGAATCGGCCAGAGTAGGACATGCCACGGATCACGCCGTCCTTGATTCCACCCAGTACCGAGTCAGCGACCGGGTTCTCTAGGTACCGGACCGCGTTGAACACGCCCTTTTCGTCGGGGGTGATCTCCAGTGGTTTCCCGATCGGGATGGACAGGTAGCCGTCGGGGGTGCCTTCAAGGTTGCGGGCGTGGTTGTAGAACACGGGGATGTTCAGGCCCCGTTCGGCGAGGGTCTTGGTGAACAGCGTCGGGGAGTTCTCCTCGTAGTAGTGCCCATCCCGGTCCATCACTTCCGACCGGGCCGGCTGGAACACAGCGAAATACGACTCGACGATACGGCCACCCCCGTCCGCTCGGACGGTCATGTCCTCCAGTTGGAATGCGCGGCTGCACGCCCGGACCGGCAGGAACTCCTCCTCCGCGCGGCTGCTGGAGGCCATGCCCGCCAGGGCCAGCAGACCGTCAGGAGGGTCCTCGCCCAGGTCATTGCGGTAGTGGCCGACGAGTTTGCGGGCCGCGGCGCGACGCTGCTCCCCCGAGACGCCCTGCACCGCGCCGATACCATGACCGCCAGCGGCGGCGTGGACCGCGTTGCGGTTCAGCGCACCACCCGGCTCCCGCACGGGCAGCTTGTAGCGCTGCTTGCCTGCACCCTGTCCCGTGTCGATCAGGCAAGCCCGTGCCCACTGCTCATCGGTGTAGTCGGCTTGCGTGAAGTCCGACCAAGGCCGGTCCGATACGGCCACGACTGCCCTCCTGGATGCTTGTGGCTAGCCCACCCCGGCCGGGACCGGTGTCTTGCCGTTGCCGTTTGGTGTCGGCTGGCCGTTGGTGGGCGGATGGAGCTGCACGCTCGTCATTCCCGTGTGCTCCAGCAGCGTCACGTCTTCGGCGTCAGCCGCCGCAGCTGCGGAAGCCGGTGTGAAGCCGGCCTGCACGTACTGCCAGATCGTCTGTGCCTTCACCAGCTGCACGTTCGCCCGGTCGGCGGCATCCTCCCGCAGGAACGCAATCCCCGCCTCGTCATACCAAAGTTCCGCCCCTGAGTTGGGTGGTGGGACGATCGCCTGGAGCGACCCGCACAGGTTGCGCCACAGCGGCCGGAACGTCGTGTCGGCCGTCGACCGCCTGGCCGCCGCATAGTTCCCCGCGTTCAGGCTGGAGCCCTGTAGGCCCTCCGACAGCGGGATCAGGACCGGGTGGATTCCCGCGGCCCCCGCGATCCGGGTCTCACCCTTGCCCTGCGTGGTGGAGAAGTCGAGCTGTTTCAGGTCGGCGCCGGCGACGGTCACATCCGCGCCGCCCCCCAGGAACAGCGTCTTGTAGGCGTTCTGCCAGCCCTCATGGGTCTGGTTCATCTTGGCGACGAACTTCTTGAACGCGTCTTCGTTCACGCTGGCGTCATAGCTCACCACCAGCTGCGGCGTCGCACCGTTCTCGAAGAACTTGAGCTTGTGTTCGGTGGTGGCCTGGTCACCGAGAATTTCCCTGACGACTGGGGTGAGCCAGCTCATGCCGCGGAACCGGGCGAGCGGGTCGGGGGTCGGTGCGAAATGGGCGACCTCGTCGGCCAACAGTGCTTCCGGTTCGGTCTGCCCGTCCTGCGGGTGGTAGATGAACCCGATGATCTCCGCGTCCAGCTGCGCTGCCGTCCGCACTGGCTCGCCGCTGCGGTCGCCCATCACGATGGTGACCCAGTCCGGCCGCATCATCCGCAACCGGTCCGGTTCCTCCACCTGCCGCGCAACAAACGCGTTCCCACCAAAGTCCGCATGCTCCAGCATTCTGGTGAGCAGGTCCCCGGTCGTGCCCCGCGGCCACGGCCGCTCCAGGATGTCCAGATCGGGGGTGGAGAACAGCCGCCCCGGCCGTCCAGCGTTGAACCCGCGGTAGATGAATCGTGCTTCGGAAAAGACCGACAGGCGTTTCTGCTCGCAGGCGAACACGACCGCGTTCCGCTTGAACGCGCCCGTGACCAGCCCGACGAAGCTGTCCTGGATGACCTCCTCGTTCGGCCGGCCAGTCCCCACCGCGCCCGTGTAGTAGCCGATCCCGTCCAGCCCATCGGGAATCGAGGGCCAGCCGACCTGACCGCGGGTGGCATGCTGCAGCAGATTCGTCATCGGCGCCGACTCTCATCGACGGGGTATAGCAGCAGGAACGACGTCGCCGCAGTCATCCCGGCCACGATCAGCGCCCATCCGAACCCCCAGTTGACCCCAACCCCCCACGCGGCCACGGCCACCCCGCTGGCATAGCCCGCCCGGGCGCGGGCCACTCTGGACGCGGCATGGGCCCGCATGCCCAGTGCCGTGGCGAGCTTGCCGAGCCGAGCGGCAGCCTCGCCGAGGTACCGACGGCTGCGTGGGGCCAGGTCTGCTGGGATTACTGCCATGCCACCCACGGCTCCGATCGTTGCTTGTCCTCAGCTGGCATCACAGCCCGGTCCAGTGCCATCACCGCAGCGACCGCGAGGTCAATCTTGCGGGGGCTTGACTTGGACTCCTTCGCCAGCCGCGTCCCGCGAGCGTCGACCTTCACCACGCAGTTCTCCAGATGCCGCGCCAGTCGCGGGTCGCCCGCGTGGGTCAGGGTCTGGTTGATGACCGCCTCGTAGAACCGCTGAGTTGCCGGCACCATGTTCGCTGGGCTCTGCGGGAACTCCACGACCGGCAAGCCCTCATCCTCAAGCACCTGGTAGGTGCGTGCCCACCGGAACGGGTCGCAGACGATCTCACGGACCTGCCACCGCTTGCACGCCGCCCGGATCGCATCCTCGACCTCCAGGATCGGGACACGCCAGTCCTCCGCCGCCGATGGTGGCCGTTCCCAGCAGGCCGCCACATCCACATGTGGCCGCTCGCCCGCCTGCACAACCACTAGTGCCGTCGAGTCGTTGCTGAACGACCCGTCGAACCCGAGGACCACTTCGGCGAGGTCCGGGACCGGTCGGGGGTCGGTGCAGGCCACCCAGGCGCCGGTTGGCAGCCAAGCCTCGGCGGTTGACACCCATTGGTTGCACCGTTTGATGCGGTACTCGTTCTCCGGTGTCCGCTTCACCGCGCTTGCGAAGTCCTCCGGGTCGACCAGATCTGCGAATCCTGGGTTCGCTTCACGCCAGGTCGGCTCCCTGCGGTGGTCGGCCTCAGGGATGGCGGGTTCCCACCAGGCCATGAAGAACGCCGGGTCGGCCACCTCACCGGACGCGACCCGCCGGCCGTACTGGTACATGCCGTAGCAGAGCGAGTCCCGGCCAGTCGAGTCGATCTTCACCCCCGCCGTGGTGATCCCCACCAGCAGCGGTTCCGGGCGGGCGCCCTGTGCGAGCGCCATCACGTCCCACAGGTCCCGGTTCGGCTGTGCGTGGACCTCGTCGAAGATGCTCAGGTGCGGGTTCAGGCCCTCTTTCGTGTACGCCTCAGCCGACAGCACCCGATACACCGACCCGGACCCTGGCAGCTCGATCGCGTCTCGATACAACTTCAGCAGGTCGCTCAGCTCCGGGTCGAGCTCCACCATCCGCCGGGCAGTCCCGAACACGATGCGGGCCTGCTCTCGGTCCGCCGCCAGCGAATACACCTCGCCGCCTTGGGGGCCGAGCACAAGCCCCGCAAGCGCGACGCCAGCGCCAAGTGCGCTCTTGCCGTTCTTCCGCGCGACGCCGACCAGCGCCTGCCGGTGCCGGTATTTCCCATCGAGGCGGCGGGCGAGCAGATGACCGAGCAATTGTCGTTGCCAGTCGCGGAGCTGGAGGAGCTGCCCGGCCGGGGCGGCAATGGAATCCTTGGTGACCCGGCAGACCGCCTCAATGAACGTCGCATAGTCGGTGCCATCGCCACGGCGGACATCGACCTTGGGAACCGGGGTCAACCAGCGGGGTGGCCAAGGGTCAGGCGTTGCGCTGCTGGCGGGCCTGGACGAGCTTCTCAAGCGCGGAGACACGCTTCACCTCCGCCACGCCCAGCCGGGACCGGGCCGTCGGATTGAACCCCAGCGCCGAGAGCGCCTCCGTCAGCTGCTTCGATAATGCGACCAACGCACGGGCGTCGGCTGGGTCCGTCGTCGCCCGATAGCGGGTCCGTGCCGCCGCCACATCATCGGCGAGCCGGCATGCCTCCTCGACCTGCTCGCAGTCCGTTGCCGGCGCCAGCCACGTGATCGCCGCCGCCCACGCCCGATCCCAGAGTTGCTTGCCGTCCACACCAAGATCAGCCGGATAGGCCGGGACACCGCTGGCGGGCTTGAGCGCCACCACGTTCGAGGGTTCCGGCAGTGGCCGCTTCCCTGGGTTGCCGGTGCGGCGCTTGACCTCGATGGGCTTCGGTGGGCGACCGGTCCGCGCCAACGCGAAACCTCCCAGGTCTAGGCAACTCGGACTTTCGCGGCACTGTGCGTCAGGG